AGATCTTATAGTAAATGTATTTGTTGCAGACCATCCTATTTTTAGACGAGAAGGTGCAACTCTATTTTTAGAAAAAGAAATATCTGTTTGGGATGCAATTTTAGGAACGTCAGTTGAGATAACGACGTTAGATTTAAAAAAATTATCAATTAACATTCCGCAAGGAACACAACCAGACACAACATTACGGATAACAGGAGAAGGTCTTCCTAATATGAGGACTAGACAAAAAGGTCATTTGATGTTAAAAATTAAAGTATTAATACCTAAGAATTTAAACAATAATCAAATCGAACAGATTAAACAACTTAAAGAAGGAATCTAAATAATGATCGAACCAAGTAAGCAACTTCAAGAAATTTTTGAAGACTCTATTAGAGTTGCAAAAGACTTAGGTCACGAATATATTACCATCGAACATATTGTTTTTGGTATTATGAACGACGATGAATCATTCAAACTTATAGAAAGTTTTGGTGCAGATTCAACTTTTATTAAAACTAATCTTGAACATTATCTAAAAAATAATCTTAACGATATCAAGATTTCAAATCCAAATATTAAGCCAAAGAAAACTAATAGTGTGGAACGTGTGCTTAATCGTTGTTTTACACAGGTGTTGTTTAGCGGCCGTCAACGAATGGAAGTGGCCGATGTAATCATCAGTGTGTTATCAGAAAAGAATAGTTTTGCCTTTTACTTCTTAACAAAAGGTGGTGTAACTAAAGAAAAATTTGTAAAATATTTCCAAGAAAATTTTGTACAGGAAGAAGAGGTCGAATTGAGCGAAAATAAAGTTGTTAATACAAATCAAGCAGATAGAATTTTAAATCAATTCTGTACAAATTTAAGCTTCAAAGCAAAGCAGCGTAAGATTGACCCTGTTATTGGTCGTGATGATGAAATTGAAAAAATTCAACTAGTTCTAGCTCGACGTAATAAGAGTAACGTTCTTATGGTAGGTGATCCAGGTGTAGGTAAGACTGCTATTGCAGAAGGACTTGCACGTAAGATCTTTGAAAAGAAAGTCCCTAAATTCATTCAGGATCATCAAGTTTATACACTTGATATTAGTTCATTGCTTGCTGGCAGTAAATATCGTGGTGATTTTGAAGAGCGATTAAAAGCAGTTTTATCAGCACTTGAAAAGAAAGGTAAAATTATTCTTTTTATCGACGAAGCGCATATGATGAACGGTGCAGGTGCTGCAAGTCAAAGTTCTAACGATATGGCCAATATGCTTAAGCCTATTCTTACCAAAGGTATTATCAAACTTATTGCATCTACTACCTGGGAAGAATATCGAAAATACTTCGAAAGCGATCGTGCTCTAATGCGTCGATTCCAGCGTGTAAGTATTGAAGAACCTACTCCAGAAATCACTATTAAGATTCTTAAAGGTCTTAAAAAGTATTATGAACAACATCACAATGTTAAAATTAGTGATGCGGCTATTGACCAAGCAGTTAAATTATCTGTCAAGTATATGGCGGATAAGAAACTTCCAGATAAGGCCATTGATATCATTGACTGTGCTGCGGCTCGTTACAAACTTAAAGACGACGAAGCAATGGACGGCATTGATCAAATTGTTGACATCGAACAAGTTACATACGAACTTAGCAAGATGATCAATATGCCTTTAGAGACTGTAGCACAAAAAGAAAGCAAAAATCTTTCAGGATTAGATGCACAAATGAAATCCGTTGTTTACGGTCAGGATAAAGCTGTTGACACATTGCTTGACAAAGTTATGGTTGCACAAGCAGGTATGAAAGCACCTAACAAACCAATTGGTTCATTCTTATTCTTAGGCCCAACAGGTTGCGGTAAAACAGAAACTGCTAAACAACTTGCAGACAAGATGGGTATGCAACTTATTCGTTTCGATATGGGCGAATATCAAGAGAAGCATAGTGTTGCACGGTTAATTGGTGCTCCTCCAGGGTATGTTGGTTACGAAGATAACGCAGGTCAGTTAATTACTAAACTGCAAGAACAACCTAATTCTATTTTATTGTTAGACGAAATCGAAAAAGCACATCCAGATGTTTCTAACATTCTTCTTGCTTTTATGGATAACGGGTTTGTTACAGGATCAAATGGTAAACAAGCAGATGGTCGAAATACAATTCTTATTATGACATCTAACCTAGGTGCTGCCGATAACGAACGTAATACCATTGGATTCGGCGAACTAGAACGCGACGGCGAAGATGATAAAGCAATTAAAAAATTCTTTGCTCCTGAATTCCGCAATCGTCTTGACGCTGTAATTAAATTCAATAAACTTAGCGAAAAAGTTGTTGAACAAATTGTCAAGAAATTTATTGGCGATCTCAACGGTCAACTTAAAGATAAAGGAATTGAAATTGTTCTTACAGCTAAAGCTACTCGTTGGTTAGCAGATAAAGGTTATGATAAGAAAATGGGTGCTCGCCCGTTGGCTCGTATTATCGATAACGAAGTTAAAAGTCCTTTAAGTCGTCGTGTGCTGTTTGGCGATCTAGTTAATGGTGGTCGAGTAACTGTAGATATTGTTGATGATAAACTAGACTTTACAGTTGCAGAAATTCCTAAACCATTAACTAAAGAAGAAAAGAAAGCACTCAGAGCACAACGGGCCGCTGAAGAAGCTAAGGTAGAATCGGATGCTATCACAGAAGACCAAACAGACAACTCGTAAATTTTACGGTAAATGGTTATACAAGGCCAGCTTTACAATAGAAGGCTGTGCCTTGTTAAGAACTAAAAATTTAGATGAAGTAGAACAATTTTGTCTAGGTCCAGATCCAGACACAAATCATTTTTCTTTTAAACAAAGAGCTTGGCATAATAAAGATGTTATTCTTCCGTTTGTTCAATTTTTAAAAAAATATACCGCAGATCTATATAGCCTAAGAATAGAAAGTGGTCTGATTGACGTATACACTAACGACAATTCTTTTTATGATTTAATTTCTACATCGTTTGAATATATCTTACGGCATCGGTTTGAACCTAGTACTTCTAGCATTGATCTATTAAATTCTAATCAAAATTATATCACTGTAGATAAATTGCCCAAAGGTAGGTATAATTATAGAGTATATCTATTACCTCACAAAATGAAAGGCGATAAAGAAGGAAAACAACGTTATCTGGATTGGCTTAAGAAACAAGATGGTAAAGTTACTTGCACACCTGCTGTAGAAAATTGGTTTTTAAACACTGACTGGAATTGGGATAGAAGGTATGTATTAGTTGAAGACGAAGCTACTCTGCTGATGCTAAAACTCCGTAATTCGGAAGTCGTAGGTCGAATCTACAACTTTGTTATTTCCGATAAATAAGTGATGAGCTTTGAAACCTTTAATTTATTAGAAAATATCAGTGTGCATTCTGCATATAACAGAGATTATGATGCAGGCACAGATGCAGATGCGGTATTTTATTCCGATAAAAGCAGAGGCGCAGGATATTATAAAAACGGCAGCGGAATACATACTGTCTTGTTTCATACTGAGGGATTTGTAGGTACTATTGCTTTACAAGCAACTTTAGAACTTCACCCCGGTGATAATGATTGGTTTGACGTTCATACAGAAACGTTTGATTTAGATAGCTCAAATTCTAATAGAAGCACAAATATTACCGGAAAATTTGTGTTTATTCGCGCAAAATACCACATCGAAGACGGCCAAATTATTGCGGTCCGTTATAATTGCTAACAGTAAACTTTCGATAAATATAGTATCATCTTACGGAAGATACTATGTTATTGAAAGAAATGTTTAGCCCTATTGGTGCACCAAAAGACGACCAGCAAGATATTGACTGGTTAGACGATTTAAAGTTCTTTATTGACAACGATACAGGAATTTTAGATCAGCACTTCTTCCCTGCCATTAAAAAACATAGAGAACACAAGGGTAATCCTCACGTATTTAAAATATACATTAGACCTATTGAAACAGCAGTAGGACATTATTGCGATAAATTTGATATTAAAGATAAAGAAGAAAAATTCCCCAAAGAAAAATTAATCGATCTTGCCAAACGCATTGCAGATGAACAAGAAAAACATATAGAAAAAGGCGATTACAAGTAATGTTATTGTTTGAATTATTTGAAGGCGGAACAAAACACGTTACATTTTGCTTTGGCAGAATGAATCCACCTACCATTGGCCATAAGCAGGTATTAGATACTATGAAAGCCCAGGGCGGAGATATGCAGATATTTGTTAGTCAAAGTCAAGATGCTAAAAAGAATCCTTTAGATTATGGAACTAAAATAAAGTTTATTAAAGAAATGTTTCCAGAATATGCTAAAGATGTTGTAGATAATGCCGGTCTTAATACAGTTGTAAAAGTTGCTTCTTATCTTTATGATAACGGCTATAATGCAGCTACGTTTGTTGCAGGTAGTGATCGTTTAGAAGATATGAAAAAATTGTTAGAAGGATACAACGGTGTTGAAGGTAAAGCACACGGTTTCTATAAATTTGATGTTCTAGATTTTGTATCAAGCGGAGATAGAGAAGATGGTGCAGAAGGCGTTGCTGGTGTAAGTGCCAGTGGAGCAAGAGCTGCCGCTGCCAATAACGATTTTGAAGGATTTAAAGAAGCAACAGGTGCAGGGGAACTTGCTAAACCTTTATTTGTTGCTGTTCGTAAAGGTATGAAAATTACCGAAAGTATTTCAGAAGCACCTATCGAATTAGATCCTGCTGATCCAATGGATCCTATGATTCATAGTCACAACAAAGCTAATCCTGCTAAACTTAAATATAGAATGTTAAGAGCAGCGGGTCAAATCAAAGATTTAGCCAGTAGAGTTGATGGTGCTAGCCCAGGCGAATGGCAGACTATGGTAAGACAATTTGATGAATTAAAAATGAATGTTGAACAAATTCGTCATGCTTTAGAAGAGCTTGCAAAAATTCGTAAGAAAGGCGGAATACGTAGTAGAGGTATCGATCCTATGATTGACAGCATTGAGGAAGGATACGGACGCTATTGGTGTTCGACAGATAAAAAATGGAAGGAACGTAAGGGTCCAAAACAAAAGAGGTCGTCATGAGAGCAAAAGATATTATACCAACAAGTAAACCAAGAAACTTTGTAGCTAAGAATCAAAAAACTAGCGGTGCCGGCGCACACAAAGATAAAAAGAAAGCACAAAAGCAAGGTGATGTTAAGCACAAGAATAAAGTCGATGAAACTGAACTTCGCAATAAAGATGACCTTCAAGCAAAACGCAAAGCCCTACAAGACCTACAAATGGATCCAATTGCCGGAAAAGATCCTGAAATTAAACAGGCCATTATTCAACGCAAGGCAGACCTAGAAAAAGAAGCAAAGCAAAAAGGTATGGCAGAAGCAGGTTTTGGACGTGATGCTTATCAAAGAGACTATGATAGTAGCGTAAGCGGATTTGGACGTAGAAATAGAGAAGACGACTGGGACGAAGGTAATACAGAACCTCCAAACAACTTTGCTATCTACATTAACGGCAAGAAATGGAAAGTATTTCAAGGTCAAGGAACATATGCCGACGATTACAGAGAAATGGCTCAGCTTCGTAGATTACAAGATATGTGCCGTAAGAAAACTGCACAGACTGGCAAGAAATGGGAAGTATCTAGAACAGGTGAAAAGGCTACTGCATAATGATTGAGATAACTGAATCAGCTAAAAGTAAAATCGTAGATTTATTGATTGATGAAAACAATCCTAAACTAGCTCTTCGAACCTTTGTACAAGGCGGAGGCTGTGCTGGTTTCAGTTATGGATTTACATTTGACGAGGAACAAAACGAAGATGATTTCGAAATTCCTTTAGAAAATTTTAAAGTTCTTGTTGATTCTATGAGTATGCAATACCTACAAGGTGCTGTCATAGATTATAAAGAAGAGTTAATGGGCAGTCAATTTGTAATTAAAAATCCAAATGCTCAAACAACCTGTGGATGTGGGAGTAGTTTTGCTGTATGAAACAATATCGTGTAACATATAATGTACAAACCAGTGAAGAAGACTGCGTCTTAGATCCCAACGATCCTATTCATAAAATGAAAGAAGGAATGTTTATGGGAGGTATTGCTGGTGTAGACACGTATCTAGTATATCCAGAAAAACAAAGCATTGACTCCGACGAAAAAATTAATCCCTTTAGTCAAGTATGAGAGCAGCAGAGTTTATTACTCCTCAAGAATTAGAGGAAGGTTGGAAAGACTGGGTAGCCGGTGCTGCTTTAGGTGCTGCCGCATTAGGGCACAGTCCTAGTGCAGAGGCAGGCAAAGTAAAAAACCAAAACGATAAACCTGCAATTGTACAACAGGCAAAACAACAACATACCAAAAAAGTAGATCCGTTAAAAACAATTAGCAAAAAAGATGTTGCTAAATCTGTTACAGGAAATCCGCACGAAGTGTACCTTAAAAAGGCTGCTGAGAAAGCAGGTATAAAAGGGCCAGAGCTTGCTGCGTTTCTAGCTCAATGTGCTCACGAAACATTAGACTTTAAACATATGAAAGAAATTGGTGGATCTTTAGATTTTAAAAAATACGATCCTAGATACGCTCCTCGCAAGGCAAAAATTTTAGGAAACAAACAAGCAGGGGACGGTGCCAAATATAAGGGACGTGGTTATATTCAGTTAACTGGACGAGAAAATTATAAAAAAGCCGGAGAAGCTCTAGGTCTTCCTTTAGAAAAACATCCAGAGCTTGTAGAAAAACCTGAAGTTGCTGCCAAAGTTGCAGTATGGTATTGGAAAACCCGTGTTGCTAATAAAGTTGATAGTTTTAAAGATACAAAATCTGTAACTAAACCAATTAATCCAGGAATGAAACATCTAGATCAACGTAAAGAAAAACATCAAGCATTCCAGCTAGCTATGCGATAAATATTAATATGAAAATAAGTGAACTTTTAGAAACAGCCACAGCAGGTGCTACTTCAGCAGGTAATATTGCTACCGTTGCAAATCCGCATATTAGCCCAGGAAAAGCTCGTGGAAAAACAAGCTATACTGGTAGCCCGGGAAAATCTGGCACAAAGGCTCCTCCGCAGCCTAAACCCAAGAAACAAAAGCCAACAGATAACGCATTAAATATGAAAACTAATATCTTTGGCGAAGGCAACTTCATTAAAAGATAAATAAAGTATACACCTTTTAGGACTTTTATTATGGACTTTAAATCACTAATTACTAAAATTGAGAGCATCGACGGCAAGATCGAAACTCCTGCTGCTCCTCAATTACCAAAATCTGTACAGTTAAACGAAGACGCAGAATTGCGTGTTTTAGCTGGACAATCTTCTTACATTGCTGAAGCAAAGAAAGCAAAAGAAGAAAAGAAAGAAGAAGTTGAAGAAGGCTTTGACGCTGATGCTAAAACTGGCGATACAAAGAAAACTTCAACAGGTACTTTAACAAAAACTGCAACAGGTGTAAAACACACTCGTGACAAGTTTGAATACGATCCAGGTTCAGATGACAAGGACGACAAGAAGCGTAAAGAAAAAGCTCGTAAGTCTGCTAAAGAATCTGTAGATCCAGAACAATTTAAGTCTAAATTCCTAAAAATGGTTGAGGCTAAAAAGTCTGATAAAGAAGATAAAAAAGCCAAGAAAGAAAAGAAAATGGACGAAGGTGCAAAGCCAGATTTCTTAGACATTGACAAAGACGGTGACAAGAAAGAGCCAATGAAAAAAGCTGCTGCCGAAAAAGGCGGTAACAAGAAAGATGGCAAGAAAGGTATGAGCGACAAGCAGGCAAAATACTTTGGTGGCAAGAAAAACGAATCTGTTAAAACTTCTAAGAAAGTTGTTGCTGAAAGTGTAGAACAAAAACTAACATTTAAGCAAATGGTTCAGTTGGTTCAAGAAAGCGGCGGTCAACAACAAATTGATGCAATTGATACAGAATTGTTCAACTGGGCTCAACGTGTTGCTGTTGCTAAACTAGGCGAAGGTATGAAAGCAGATCTATACGCAGGTTTAATTTACGAACGTAACGGCGGCGTATTTGAAATGTATGACGTACTAAGCGAAGATCAAAAGTAATTTAACCAAAAGGTGTAGAAAAGCCAGTCATAGGTTGACTGGCTTTTTTTGTGGCTATATAATATACTTTTATATACAGGAGAATACTATGGCAAAAATGTACGGTCCAGAAGAAAAGGCTAAACTTGAGCGTCTCATTAACGAAGGTGGAAATGTATTGCGCGAAATTGAAGATCTCCAAGAAGGCCTAAAAGAAACCGTTAAGGCCGTAGCAGAAGAGCTACAAGTTAAACCTAGCATTATTAATAAAGCAATTAAGATTGCACATAAAGACAATTGGAAGTCTCACGAAGAAGAGTGGGATGAAATTGAAATGATTTTGGGCGTTACCAAACGTTTACCCGAATGATAGAATATTTTCAACCAACTATACAATGGATCAAAGATGATTGGGCATCTAACCGTTTACGTTTTATTATTGAGCTCCTTGCTTGGGCTATCTCAATTGGATGTAGCATCACAATGGCTGTCACAGTACCCAATCCTCCACTCCTTGCTTTATATCCTATTTGGATCACTGGTTGTGCTATGTATGCTTGGGCTGCTTGGACTAGGAAATCTTTTGGGATGCTGGCTAACTACATCCTGCTCACCACCATTGATAGTGTTGGGCTGGTAAGAATGCTAATTAGTTAAATATAAGATAGATGGTAGGCTGGGCCATAAACCGCATTTTTGGTATTTGCAAGCCGTAAATTGCATAGGAGAAAAATGAGTTACGTTGACGCTTTCTATGATCGCGAGGACGATACTATTCGTGTCGTCGAGCGAAATGATAAAGGTGAAAGGCATTTTAAGGATTATCCTGCCAAACATCTTTTCTATTACTATGACCCTAAAGGTAAATTTCAATCTATCAAGGGTGAACCACTAAGCCGTGTAAGTTGTAAGAATGTAAAAGAACTTCGCAAAGAACTTGCAATTCATTCTAACAAAAAACTATACGAATCAGATATTAATCCAATCTTTCGTTGTTTAGAAGATCATTATCTAAACATTGATGCGCCGAAACTAAATGCAGCCTACTTCGATATTGAAGTAGATTTTGATCCAGAACGTGGCTACGCTTCGCCTGATGATGCATTTATGCCAATTACCGCAATTGCTGTTCACCTGCAATGGTTGGACACACTTGTATGTCTTGCTATTCCTCCAAAGACAATGTCAATGGAAGAAGCTCAAAAGGCTGTCGAAGAATTTCCTAACACGATGTTATTTGACAACGAAGCAGATATGTTGGATACATTTTTAGATCTTATTCAAGATGCTGATGTGTTGTCTGGTTGGAACAGTGAAGGTTTTGATATTCCGTATACTGTAAATCGTGTTATTAAAGTTCTAAGCAAAGAGGATACTAAACGTTTCTGTTTGTGGGATTGTTATCCTAAGAAACGTGAATACGAAAAGTACGGAAAGACTGCTGTTACATATGATCTTATCGGTCGTGTGCATATGGACTATTTAGAATTATATCGAAAATACACATATGAAGAAAGACACACCTATCGATTAGATGCCATCGGTGAAATGGAAGTTGGTGAAAAGAAGGTTGCCTACGAGGGAACGCTTGATCAATTATATAACAATGACTTTAAAAAGTTTATTGAATATAACAGACAAGATACTGCACTACTTGACAAACTAGATAAGAAACTAAAATTCCTAGACCTGTCCAACAAGATTGCACACGAAAACACAGTTCTGCTACAGACAACAATGGGTGCTGTTGCCGTAACTGAACAAGCCATTATTAATGAAGCTCACCGTCGTGGTATGATTGTTCCTAATCGTAAAAAGATGGAGGAGCAAGGAGACACACAGGCCGCTGGCGCTTATGTTGCATATCCAAAGAAAGGCATCCACGAGTGGATTGGCTCATTAGATATTAACTCACTGTATCCGTCTGCGATTCGTGCGCTGAATATGGGCCCGGAAACTATTGTAGGACAACTACGTGCAGATGGTACCAAAGCACATCTTGAAACAGAAATGGGCAAGGGTAAATCATTTGCTGCTGCTTGGGAAGGAATATTTGGATCATTAGAATATACTTCTGTTATGAACAAAGAAGTTGGTCGAGAAATTACCATCGACTGGGAAGGCGGCGGTAGTGATACCCTGTCGGCCGCACAAATCTATGATTTAATCTTTGAAAGCAACCAACCTTGGATGATCTCAGCAAATGGAACTATCTTTACCTATGAAGTAGAAGGTATCATTCCAGGTCTGTTAGCACGTTGGTACAAAGAACGTAAAGAGATGCAGGCCAAACTTAAAGAATGCATCAAGGCAGGTAATACTGTTGAAGAAGAATACTGGGATAAACGACAACTAGTTAAGAAGATTAACCTAAACAGTTTGTACGGTGCTATTCTTAACCCAGGTTGCCGTTTCTTTGATAATAGAATTGGTCAAAGTACTACGCTTACAGGACGTCAGATTGCCAAACATATGGCAAGTAAAGTTAATGAAATTATTACCGGAGAATATGATCACGTTGGCAAATCAGTGATCTACGGTGACACAGACTCTTGTTATTTTTCAGCTTATTCAACGCTGAAGAAAGACATTGAGAAGGGCCTTGTTCCTTGGAATAAGGAAAACGTTGTTGAACTTTATGACACTATAGGAGAAACTGTAAATGGTACTTTCGTCAAATTCATGCAAGATGCCTTCCACGTTCCAAAATCTCGAGGAGAGGTCATCAAAGCAGGTCGCGAGATTGTTGCTTCCAAAGGACTATTCATCACAAAGAAACGATATGCCGTGCTCTACTACGACAAAGAAGGAAAGCGGGCAGACGTCGATGGCAAGCCAGGCAAGATCAAAGCAATGGGGCTTGACCTCAAAAGGTCAGATACCCCGGTTGTTATCCAAGACTTTTTAAGTGACGTACTTACAAAAGTTCTTAATGGAGCTCCGCAAAAAGAAGTACTAGAGTTTATTACAGACTTTAGAACAGATTTTAAAACACGCCCAGGATGGGAGAAAGGATCACCAAAACGTGCAAACAACATTACAGAATACGCCAGTAAAGAGAAGAAAGCTGGCAAGGCAAATATGCCTGGTCATGTTAGAGCAAGCCTTAATTGGAATACGCTCAAACGCCTCTACGACGACAAATACTCAATGCAAATCGTCGACGGAGCAAAAGTCATTGTCTGCAAATTAAAAGACGATCCTATGGGATATACGTCAGTAGCATATCCTGTAGACGAACTACGTTTACCTCAATGGTTTAAAGATTTACCATTCGATGACGGTTTGATGGAAACTACTGTTATCGATGAAAAATTAGAAAACTTAATTGGAGTACTAGAATGGGATATCAGTTCTACTAGAAATGATAATACCTTTAGCAAATTATTTGATTTTGAGTGATTTCAAGGTTGATTTTTATTCACGATCTAAATATAATCTTAATATACATGGAGATATCTAAATGAAAGACATTTTACAAGACATTGTGTCACATACACAAAACCTAGGCTTTTTAACCACAGTCAAAGTTACAGGCACAGAAGAAAAGACTACAATTAACTCAATGGCAGATGACCGTTCAGTTATTATGGATGCAGAAACTGCTAATCCTTATCCAGATATGATTGGTGTATTTGGTATGCCGCAACTTAACAAGTTGAAATATTTGTTAGATGGCAGCGAATACAAGGATGATGCAAAAATTACTATCACATCAGCAGAACGTAATGGTGAAACTATCCCCGTCGGTATCCACTTTGAAAACAAAGACGGCGATTTCCGCAACGACTATCGCTTTATGAATCAGGAAATCATCAACGAAAAGATGAAGACTGTTAAGTTCCGCGGTGTTAAGTGGGATGTTGAACTAGAGCCAACCGTTGCTGCTGTACAGCGTTTTAATTTCCAAGCTGGTGCTAACAGCGAACATCCAACATTCCTTGCAAAAACTGACGGTGGCAATTTGAAATTTATCTTTGGTGATGCAAGCACACACGGCGGTGAGTTTATTTTTGCACAGAACGTTGCAGGTAAACTGGATCGTGGTTGGACTTGGCCGGTGCTTCCAATCTTGAGCATTCTTAAGATTGCCGATGTCAACAACACAAAGATGAGTTTGTCAAATGAAGGTGCTATCCAAATCACTCTAGACAGCGGATTGGCAACATACAAATACATTATTCCAGCACAGGCGGCCTAATGATTAATAACGTTAGTAGTTCCAGCAAACATATGTATGCCGCAGGGGGAAGTTCGCTTCCCTATGTGTCATCTAATATGTCAAATCCTTCTCAAGGTATGTTGAGATTAAACGGCAGCGATATGGAAGTATTTGATGGCCATACGTGGATGAAGATTTATGCAGGGTCTGCAAACGTAGGCCTAAATAATGACGCAGAAAAAGCCATTGACTGGGCTATTAAACGTATGAAGCAAGAAGAAGAATGGTACAAGTTAGCAACAACTAACGAAGCAGTTCGCATTGCATTAGACCAATTAGAACAGGCAAAGACAAGAGTAGAACTTACAGCACATTTAGCGAGAGATTATGAAACAACAACCAGTTGATTTAACACCATTACAGAAAGACTATGCGGTTTACTTACCTGCTATTAGTTCTTTCTATTCTACATACGTTGCAAAACAACGTTTAGAAAAATTTATTCCAGACGATCGCGTTCCTCAAGGATTTGATCGCGGCATTGAAGGTATGAACTTCTTGAATCCAGAGCAAGGCTATTTTTATTACAAATATGCGTTGTATTCAGCAGG